GGATGCCACTGTTGACTCAGAAGTCGTTCTATGATTACATCAAGAACAAATACTCTATGGGTCAGTCTGATATGATTCAGTCTGATGCATTGGACAAGACTCTAGAGGAATTAGAATTCGATGAGTGATCATCTAGCGAAACCACCATTCGTTGTCTTGGAAAGTCGCAGTGGCGGACAAGATCGACTGAAGTTGATAGAAGGTGATTACTCAGGTATAATCTTCTCTTACGGTGCGGTTCGCTTTGATGAACAGGGTGACACTTGTAAAATGCACTTCGAGTATGAGGTGCATGAAGATGCGGGTGTCACTTACAACAAAGAAGAACTAGAACAATATCTTGGTGACTTACTGCAGTTCATCATTATGGACCAATTGCAGCAAAACAGTATTTCCTACACAGGCGGGGTTGATGAGATTAGAACAACAGATTCTGAGCAGACTGATTTATGATGAGAATTACTGCCGAAAAGTAATTCCATTTCTTAAGCATGAGTATTTTAGCGAGAGAAAAGAGTCAGTTGTAATTAGAGAGATTTCAGAATTCTTCACGAAGTATAACAAGCCAATCACAAAAGAGATTTTGGCGATTGAAGTTAGTAACCGTACAGACCTCAACGACAAAGAACTTGGCGAGGTTGGTACATTTCTTGACACTCTAGTTGACGTTCCAACCAATGATGATTGGATGCTGGTCAACACAGAGAAGTTTTGTAAAGACAAGGCGGTGTATAATGCAATCCTTATGTCAATCAGAATCCAAGAAGGTCGGGACAAGACTTACACCACTGACTCAATCCCTTCTATCCTTTCCGATGCTCTTGCTGTATCTTTCGACAATCACGTTGGTCATGATTACATTGATGATGCCAATTCTCGTTATGAGTTCTATCATCGCATTGAAGAAAAGATTGCGTTCGACCTTGACTTGTTCAACAAGATTACCAAAGGTGGACTGTCAAGAAAAACTCTAAACATCGTCCTTGCTGGTACTGGCGTAGGTAAATCTCTTTTTATGTGTCACGTTGCTGCTGGTGCTCTAAGTGCTGGTCGAAATGTTTTATACATAACAATGGAGATGGCCGAAGAACGTATCGCTGAACGTATTGATGCGAACCTTCTTAACCTAACCATGGACGAGTTGAAGGTTGTTGACAAGGATATCTACGAATCCAGACTGGCTAAGTTGGCCAAGAAGACTCAAGGTAAGTTGATCATCAAAGAATATCCAACTGCTAGTGCCCACGCTGGACACTTTAGAGCATTGCTCGAAGAGTTGAAATTGAAACGAGAGTTTACTCCCGACATCATTATGATTGACTATCTGAACATCTGCGCTTCACAGCGTATGAAGCAAGGTGGCTCTGTTAACTCTTATACATATATTAAGGCAATCGCTGAAGAGTTGCGTGGTCTTGCAGTTGAGTATAATGTTCCGATTCTATCGGCTACTCAGACTACTCGTTCAGGTTATACTAACAGCGATCCAGGGCTGGAAGATACCTCAGAATCTTTTGGTCTACCTGCCACTGCTGACTTTATGTTTGCGTTGGTGAGTAATGAAGAACTAGAGCAATTGAATCAGATTATCGTTAAACAACTTAAGAATCGTTACAACGATCCAGGGTTTTACAAACGATTCATCATTGGTGTTGATCGAGCAAAGATGAAACTCTACGATGTAGAAGCATCGGCTCAAGAAGGACTGGCAGATGCTGGTCACATGAAGAACGATACACCGATGTTTGATAAGAGTGATTTTGGTCAACGTGCTAAGGCTGAGAGTTTTGACGGTTGGAAATTTTAAGGAAAGTAAATGACTAAAATATTAGTAGCACCAATAAAGCATGATTGTTCTCATATGCAAGGACAATTCCCTACAGAAAAAGATTATGATCTTCTTATTGAAGAAGACATGGATGTTTATATGCCAGAAATCCCAGGTCACCCTGAGATGACTGGAACTGAAGAAAGAATTATCTTAAAGTTCCGTAAGAACTACTTCACTAAAGAACAGCAAGACCAAGCGTATGCTGGGCTTCGTGAAGCTGCAGTAGAAACCCAGAACCGTGGTATGGCTGCTGGTCCACGTAATGAGAAGTTGGGTAATCGTGAATGGGTCACTGAGTATGAGTCAGACATTATTGAATACTTTTCAAATCCAGGTGCCAATCTATATGGAGACGATCCAGTAGAAGATATTCGTGAGAGCCACAAGGGTAAGAAAGATACAGCTTCTACACGTAACAACGTCTGGGGTATTCAGGCGGTAAAGAAGGATAACTTTGATTTTGAAACATGGGTAGATGCTACTAAGAACTTGTCAGACGATGACAAGAAGAAAGAAGTTGACCGTGTTGTTAAGAAGTATGTCTGCTCTACTACTTACGCCAATGGTGTTATGTCTGGTATCGCTGGTTGGTTCGATCGTTACCCACGCATCCCTTATGGTCGTGCAACATCGTACACTCAACGTGAACCTGAAAAGTTTGCCATGGCGTTTCCATTCCTTCAATCTCTTGCCAAGGGTTTCAAGGACTTGCTGCCAAAACGATTCACTGCACAAATGGAAGCTGCAAGTAAAGTTGATAGTGGCTTTTTAGTTCCAGGGACTCCATTCACTACTGTTACAGTAAACAAGACATTCCGCACAGCATGTCACTTTGACGCTGGTGATTTGACATCTGGTTTGAGTAACTTGCTTGTATTGTCCAACAATGGTAACTACTCTGGTTGTTATCTTGTGGCTCCTGAGTATCGTGTTGCAGTGAACGTGCGTCCAGGCGATCTCTTGTTGATTAATAATCACGAAGTTATGCACGGTAATACTGAAATCAAATTGCTTGATGAAGAAGCAGAACGTGTTTCACTTGTTTGCTATTTCCGTGAGAAGATGCTTGAGCTTGGTTCTAAGCAATATGAAGACTGCCGATATGAGTATGTTGAGTCTCGTCGTTTGGACAAAGAACATCCAGGCCATAAGAATGAAGATGGCTCTGCCCGTCACTTGTGGAATGGTGTGAGCCAAGGTATGTGGGAAGATCAAGAATGGTACGACTACTGCGAGCGTAAACTTGGTGCTGATGAACTTCAGAAGTATCACCCATTGTCTGTAAAATCTAATTCACTTGAAGGCTTTTTCTAATGTGTGCAGTTATCGGTGCTGTGATTAAAAAACCCACAGCAACCCACTTTGATATGATTAGAAGTGTATTCCACGAGTCTCGTATTCGTGGTTTACATGCGACTGGATTGTCCTACCTCAAAGGTAGGACAATCCATACTTTTAAAGAACCTGTCCCAGCGGATGAGTTCAGAAAACTAGATGATTTAGAGGAGATGGTTGATGGTGATGGTACTCTTTACCTTATTGGTCACTGTAGATATAGCACTAGCGATTTATTGTATAACCAGCCGATAGCAAATGCAACCACGTCAATTGTCCATAATGGTGTTATTACTCAGCACGATCCTGCTGATTGGGAAGTCTTGCACGGATACGCATGCGAAGGTAAGAACGACACCGAACTCTTACTCCGTTCCCTCGCTGATTACAGCCCACTAGAACATTGGAAAGACGCAAGTCTTGCTGTTTGTGAGTTGCATACAGATAGAACCCTGCGAGCATATCGCAATGGCAAGCGTCCATTATACTTGACAGTTTTGGATTCTGGGTGTATAATTACTTCTACGGCTAACGTTGCAAAACGTGCCAATTTAAACTATACAACTGTACCGCTGTCTATGAACATCTATCATACTATCGATGAACACTTGTCTCATCTTTTAGAGAAAGTAGACATCCAAGGTGCAGTGGATTATCAATTATGATTCTTGTAAACTCAACAAAAGTACAACAGCTTATCGAAAGCAGTCCAGCTGGTAAGAACACCAAGTTCTTATCGGCTGCACACTCATTGTGGACTCGTTTTCATAACTACGATAAGTCTCTGCCGATGGCTTATGAAGTCAACGGTGAAGTTGTTTCTTTAATCTTTGCTACATTTAATCGGGATGGATATGCTAACCTCTACGAAATCGTCACACTCGAAGGTCAAGAAGGTAAAGGCTATGCATCCAAGTGCTGGGACGCATGGATCAAATACGCAGTCGAAGAACGAAAAGTCCAACGACTTAAAATCTCTTGTACCCCATCCTCTGTCAGCTGGCACAATCGCAATGGGTTGGTCTTTTGGGCAGTTGATCCCACTGGTTCACTCCGCTCAGACCAACCACTATTCCCTACACGTGCCGAGCAAATTGCCTACAGAGACAAAGCCATTGTAAACCCACTTCAAGCATTACCACCAGCAAAGGCTCGTGCGCAATTCCTTGCTGAAGGTTTAGAATCTTACGCATGGGGTGATAAGAAGAAAGCCAAGACCCAGACTGCTATTGATACTGTTGGTAAGTCTTGGTTGCGTGAAGCTCTAATGGATCAACCATCACTTGAAGACTTTTTGAAATAATGGATTATCGTTTAAAAGAAAACCGACGTGAAGCGTTCATCCGTTGGTATGCTTGGTCGCTTCAGTATAATGATTGTGATCCAGCAGTATGGGCTACAAACTATCTCAATGATCGATATGAACATAACGATGAAGAACGTATCTGGCTTGCGTGGTTATATGGCAACACATACCAACTCCCAACTGCATGGGTGTTGAAGAACGAATTCCCTGACTACGAACTTGCTGACCTTGGACGTATCACTGATTGGAATTCAAAGAACTACAAACGACTGCGTTATCAAACAGATACCAAGTGGAACAAAGGACATCTACCTGTGATGTTCGAATCTTATCAAAAATTTATTGGAAATGGAACACAACGTGCAAAACTCGAATCGTATTATGGGGACAACGAGTCTCAAAACTTTGATGCATTGTGGGTCGTGCTTAAAACAAATCTCCATAAATTCGGGAGATATTCTACTTGGTTCTATCTTCAGCATCTTAAACATACTGCTGGTATTATTTGTGACCCTACTTCTCTTATGCTGGATGATTATGATGGTTCCCGTTCTCATCGTAATGGACTTCTTTTGGCCATCGGCAGAGATGACGATATCGATAAGAAACTCAATGCAAGCGAATACGCTACTCTCGAGTCTATTGGCAGCGGAATTAGATCTGAGATGAAAGATCGGTTTCCATCGTTGGCTAGTCAAGTAGACTACTTTACAATGGAAACCTGCCTGTGTTCTTTCAAGAAGATCTTTCGTCAGAAGCATGGACGTTACCTTAGCTATTATCTCGACAGACAAGCTGAAGAGATCCAAGTTGCAGAGGGCGACGGATGGACTGGTATTGAATGGGATGTACTCTGGGATGCTCGCAATGAAATAATAGATTTGCGCTTGGATCGTAAACAGGGTATAATTAAGGAAAGGTTCGGCGACTTCTTAGCTACTGGTAAGATGGATGGTTTGGACTGGATGTTTGATGATGAAGAACGTGTTGCAATTGGATTGGAGAATTTCTTATGACACATAGTATTGGTGATGTTATTGATGATAATGGTGATTTGAAAATTATGACTAACAATGGACTACAAACCATTATGTCTAATGCAGTGCTTACTACTCCATCTTCTATTGGTGCTGTTGGTAATTGGAGTGCCCATAATGATGTTACTGTTGCGGCTATTAATGGCGGGTTCACTATCAACGTAAACCCAGACGAAATGCTCGAGAAATATGAGTTCAATCAATTCGTTGTTGAGCATAAAGTCCAAGAGCAAGAACTGTTGACGCTGAAAGAACAGAACGTCAACTACGCTGAAGAAATCAAAGAAGCCATGGCCAAGAATTGTGCTCGTGAGTTCATTAAGAAGCTGTCATTCTCTAAGAAGCATGACCCCGATACTTCTACCCACTCTTTCCGTGGACGTGTTTGGGTGTTTACTCGAGAAGAATTGGTGAACCTAATCGAAGACGTTAAGCAAGGTAAAGTATGATGATTGATAAATTTGGTGTTCAAGACGAGATCAAAGTCGAGTTGATTAAGAACACTCTGAAGACCCGAAAGATTATCGCCGTTGGTGGTGTTCCAGGGACTGGTAAGACTACTCTGTTCCGTAAGTATATGGAAGACAAAGCGTGGATTGAAACTGCTCCAGCCAAGTTAGTCACTGCCATGTACAACCAAGAACGAGACTTGTATATTCTCGGTAAGTACGATGAGGGTGAAACCTTTGCTGGTACGGATCGTCTTTCCATGGCAGTCCAGCCTCCACTCCAAGAATGGATCGCCTCCCACAACTGTAACATTCTATTCGAAGGTGATCGAGTATTCAATCAGTCTTTCCTAGAGTTTTGTATGGGTCTCCCAAACACCGAACTGCAGGTGGTCTATCTGAAGGCACCAAAGCCTATGCTGGAGCAACGCTATAAGGATCGAGGCTCCGACCAGTCCGAGCAATTCCTAAGAGGACGAGAAACTAAATATAGTAACATACTGTCTAATTTCGACCTGATGTCCTACATTACTGAGTTCAATAACACTAACTTAGAGGAACAATCGAAAGTCCTTGCACATTTGGAGAAGCAACTTAGTTAAGCAAGACTTTCTGGGAGGCTATGCATTTCCTAGAAACCGCCAACTACAACTGGATGGGTCTGCTCAACTTTTATGAGCGCCCATTCCGTGCCAAGCTCATTCCAGCTAAAGTATGGAAAGACCTAGACAAGTACGAAAATGACTCTGTAGGTCTTTCTAATTACGTCAAGAAGTGGCGTACCAAAATCGAGTGGATCGAACAAAAATCTAAGGCAAAAGTCTATCGAGACTTTATCGCCATTGGTGGAGAATACTCTCCCGAAGATCGCCAGTGCACCTTAATCATCCATTCAGTAAACTTCGACAGACACATCTTTAGTCCTGAGTCTTGGGACAGGTTCAAGTATCGTCTTATCCAAACTCTAATGCATGAGATAATTCACTTCATGCAGTACGATCGTAGAGAAGACAACTACAGTAACTACGTTGTCCCATACAAACGAGTTGGGCAAAAGAAGAAAGATGAGGAGAGAAGATATCTGTCCGAGTTTGACGAGATCCAAGCATACGCCCATTGCGTATACCTAGACTTCAAGATGTTCAAACCCAACGTTGATGTTGATACTCTGCTGTCTCGTTGTAAACGAAAAGTAGACTCCAGAACTCTACACTACTTTCTAAAGACATTCAACTACGATTTTAACAATAATAGTTCACCTCAGATGATCATCCGACAGATCGGCAAGTGGGAAAGAAAGTATAATCGACTACCTAAATAATAGATCTAATATGTTAGGGTAAAGATAATGAGTGCTGCTTCAGATAAGTATGAAAAAGACGTTGCTGATAGCGTCGATAAAATTCCAGGTGTTAAAGCTATTCGTCCACCTGGAGACACAGCGTATGCTGATGTAAAGATTACGTATAAGAAAGCCACTTCTTGGATGGAAGTGAAGATGAATCACACCGACAATCTGTCGAACCCACGTGTGTACTATGAGAATGGTACTTGGAAAACTACCTACAAAACTCCTTCTGCCAAAGCAGCAGTTGACATCCTAAACAAAGACCCAAAAACCAAGAAGTTCCTCAAGGACATCGCCGAGTTTTCTGGTATCCCATTCAGATCATTAAAGATTCCTACAACCAAGGGTGGTCTAAAAGAAGAAGGCGCTGTTCCTCTTCATATCATGAAGAAGTTCTTCGATCAACCAAGTGTTAACCGATATATCGCCAATAGCGAAAATCTAGACTTGGGTAAGATCGTTACCGAACACTACACCAAAGGTAAAGCCGAACCAGCTTACTATATGCAGGCTGGAGATGACTTCTATCGTATCTCTAATTTCGATCCATTCAAACTTGGTGCCACCATTCCATTACTCTCTGGGCGTGGAGACTTTAAGGTTCGTGTAGCAACTCGTTCAGAATTTTATGAAGTTCAAGCTGAGATTAAAATCGCTCATATGCCGAATAGTAAGTACTCCCTAAAGCCTGGAACCAATAAAGCTAATCCATTCTTAAAATAATTTAGATTATAAATAACTGTATACTACTTTATAGATGGATTAAATGAAAGATTACAAACAATTACTAAAAGAACTACCATCCAAAACGGTGGTTCTAGCCTGTGGCAAGTTTAACCCTCCAACGATGGGACATGAACTTGTAGTAAAGGCTGTCAAAAAGCTCGCCGAACAAAGAGGCGCAGACCACGTGATCTATGCATCCTCTGCA